TATTTGCACTGGTTACAGTAATCGTCCCTGTAGAGGCAGAAATATCAGCAGCCTCATCCTTTTCAGTATAGTCGGTTTCAAAATCCTCATTGGCCGCATTTGCTTTACTAAAAAAGATTAATAACACTAATAAATAAAGTAACTTTGTTTTCATTATTGTATCCCAATCAAATATTTTAAACCGGAAACATATTCAATGGCTCCGCGATCCCATGTACCGTCTTCACCTCTAGTGTTGCCAAACATATCAACGTTATAGGGTGACCCTAGGGATGTCCCTGCTGTTAGTATACTACCACTAATTAATGTAAAATCATACGTAAGATAGGCTGTAAATGGACTACTTTGTTCCAGTATTATTTCATCTGATGTACCTAATAACCAATCATTACCTTCACCATATCCATATAGTATTTCAATAGTTGTGTCTTCTGGCGACACGAATGAATTGTACGAATGTGGTGATAAAGCATCAGAATTGAAATACACAGATCCCTCTGTCAAACTACTCCTAACACAATCGTACCAAACATTATTAATAGAGGTTGTACTTCCAAAATAATTCTCACAGCCTGTCCGAGTGCCTCTTACACGGATTATGCTATTATTGTAAAATCGTATATTATCTGCTGACGACGTCCCGTTAACCTGTGAATCTGTCATAATTACTCCGTTCGCAATACCCTCGATACCTACAGGAGCATTGTTGAAGTAACTTTGGCTATACATCATGACATTCCCATAAATATCCCACTCATCATCATCATACGCGCTATCTGTTTTAAAACCAAATATCCCTGAGCCCTCGATGTCTTCAAACAAATTGTATCGAGCAACCCCATTTCCAGAGCAATTGATTTGCAGACCTTCACCGTGATTAGTAGCAGTAGACGTATTTGTTGATAGGCACGAATACTGTAGTATGAAATTATTACTCGCATCCATGTGTATCATCTGTCCTGACACAGAATGCAGATAACAATACTCAACAGTTACATTCTGATGACCATCAAATGAACCATCAGTTCCAACATATTTTATATTAAGTATTCTATCTACTGCGTCAATTCCAGATCCACGACCTTCAAATTCTATGTGGCTAAAAGTTATATTATTACATGAAGTAGCATTCCAAGTACCGGGACCTCTAAAATCCACAGCATATCCCGCCATTGTTCTAGTCATTTTAAACCCATGGCCAGTTTTCCAGTTATCTGGCCCGCCACCTACTTGACCATCAATATTATAGAATCCATAGCTAAACGTAATTCCCTCTCCTAGATCCGCTTGCCCATCACCATATGAGCTTTCCCACCCAGTTTCTGTACCATGATCAGTTGAAATGGCTTTCTTAATATGTATTATAGTAGTACCTGACTCGGCATCATCCCCATAAATTCCACCATATGTACCATCAGCAATAAAATACGTATCGCCCCTAGTTAAAGAGGCTGGTATCTCATCCCATGCGTTTGTCCAATCACTGCCATCAGCGGATCCAGATGCACCATCACGGACATAGTGGTCGGCCGCGTTGCTGACTACTACATAACTGATTATCAGAATCAATAGCATATTTTTATTAATCATTATTTTGTTTCTTCTTAATATTTTCTTAAAAGAGTCTTGATATCTTTCATATCTGCTTTAAATTCCTTCACGTCTGCTTGATAAGCTTCAATCTTTGCTTCTGAGACTGATATCCTTTGTCTTGCTTCCATTGAAGGAATACATCCTTGAAGATCAACTCTGTGTATCTCATCTTTCAAATCACTATTAGATGTAGCTAACTTTTCTGACAAGTCCTTTATGATACGAGAGTTCTCTGTAGCCATTTTTTCGACAATACTTTTCATGTCCTCACAAAGTTTATTGTATCGTTCATCTGCTAGCTGTTTTTGATTTTCATGATTTGTTTTTAACTGATTAAAGGATGCAACTCCTCCCAATGCTAATGGGACTGCAAGTGCCATAAAAGCTAACGTGATTCTAATCCAAGTCACACTTGAATCTTTTGCTATCTTTGTCATCTCGTCTTTTCCTCATCTATTTAAATTTCGCTTCAAAATAAACAATCTGCAGTATCTTATCCCTATGCTCTCTAGCTGGTCGCTCTAAGAATTTAGCTTGTTGATTTTTTCCACGACTAAACATCCCACCTTTAGCAGTACCTCGTGGTGTACCTTTAGCTGCAGAAATGTCTTCTGCGTGCTTTATATTAAACTTCGTCCCATGCGTTGCTCTTTCTAAGTCTTCATGCACCCATACAGCATATTCAGCAGTGTATCCAACGATTACATCGGGCCTTAATAGCCCAATGTCTCGCGTAAATGCTGAATTTTTTAAGTTTCCTAATTGCACCGGAACTGTTTCTTGGCTCTTACGCTGTAAAAATATTCCGCCTTTACGGAAGCCTCTAGCTAAATCTCGATTTAGATTTTTACTAACGCTTTTGAGTTTGTCTACTATTTGCTTCATTCCAGTTATTTGCGTTAACTGTGACATTACACATAGACCGTTCTTAAATATTTAGTGTGTCTGATATTTGGCAATTTATCTACTTGAATAATTTGGTAAGCATCATCATCGTCACTTGGATCGTCTGGAGTAGTACTATCTAATTCGCCATGTTTAAGTTTACCTAATATACTGAGATCTCTATCGACGTAAGCTTTAGCAGTTGCGTTTACTTCATTACCATTTTGGTCCATTACTTTTTTATCAGACGTTGACCATCTTGCCTCTATTTCGATAGGTTCTTCATACGTAACTCTACCAAACGAATTAGCACAAGTCTCCGGTGCCCAATACACTGCTGTATCATACGTAAATAAAGTATCAAGTAAGCCCATTTAGTCACCGTTATTAATCAGTGTAGGTTTTACGCTTGTATCCCAAGCAGACACTACTTTATCAATTTCAGCGCGAGCTTTACTAATATCTTCTTGCGTAATGTTTTCGCCGCGTTCTACTCGTTTAGCAAGCTCTTTAATTTCTTTCGCAACTCCAATACCTTGAGCAACAAGTTGCACTATCAATAACATTGAGGCTGGATCCATAGTTCTATCTCCACTTACGGGGTTAAAGTATTTACATTAACTAGTGGCTTCACACCGGCCTTTTTCTGCAACTCAATTAAAAGCGGTCCGATATACTTAATAATGTCTGGGCGATCAACTCCCACTTTATTAGATGTTTCCCACTCTTTTAAGTAAGTATCAACCGAATGAATAACATCAGTTAATCGTTGTTGTTCTTTTCCGTCAATAAGACCTGCTTCGTTTAACACTACTAAAGAATTAACAGCGCTAGAAAAAGATTTCTGAACTAGCAAGAGTTTTCCATTTTCAGCTTCTATAATCGGATCTACAGTTTTACACCCAGTAACGCAAAGCATCATGATACAACTGACGATTAAAACCGTCGCTTTCGGTGCTAATTTCTTATCGCTAGAAATGCCTTGTGTCGTATCAAGTCCTGCGACCTTAGATATAAATCCAAGAGCTGTTTGAAACTTAGTATTAGCTTTCTTTAAAAGTTGATCGTCTTTAGGTGTTGGAGTTAATGCAACTAACATCCTAAGAAAAACAAACATAGATCCGATAACTGCTAAAACTTCATCTGCGTGTTCACTTATCCAACTCATTATATTTCCTTTCAATCTTCAACACTTAAATCTTCATCTCCAAGCCAACTAACACCTACTGCTTGAATACCACCTGACTTGGCTTCTTCATTCAGTTTAGCTAGTCCACCTGCTGTATCAATTCGCATTGCAATTTGACCGTAGTGTGAAGTATCAAAACCTAAATCGACTTTCGACTGTTTCTTTTCAGAGACGTCACTTGCTTTTTCAGACTCAGCTCTCATATCTCTGATCGTGTAACAATGAGCTGACAACCAGCGTTCAATTAATTCTAATCGTGCGGCATCGTATGTCGTGACAGAAGAACAACACTCAGTGACAAAAGCATTAGCGATCTCAATAAACGGAGTTAATGAGATACTTGCATTGACTTCAATTATTAATGCTACTGCTGTAGATGTTGTTCTAGCCATTTTTAACCTTTCGTGTATTCCAAAATTCTGATACACCTATTTTTGGAAATACAGTTAAGTTACTATTATCAGTGACATTTATAATCGATGATTCTGGAAATACTACTGGCAAATCCTTAGCTACAAGATCGAAGCCTTTAACGAACTTAACATATGATTTAGCCTCAGGTGGAGAAATAATATCGTCGTGCCAATTAGGCTTATTACTACTTGAAAGTTTCATATCAAAACCAAGTAAATAAACATTCTTAGCTCCAAGTATTAATGCTAAGTTAATCGCGTTAGACCCAGTATTTTTATTCCAGCCAAGTTTAGTTTTACTGAGACCTTTCGGTTGGCGGTCCAAAAACCAGATCCACGAATGTTTACTTCGAGCAAAGTCTCGTTGACTTGTAAAGACTAATCCGTCATACTTTGCAAGCTGTGTATGAAACGTTCTAAACCATTTTGCATCGCCAAACATACAGATATCACAAATCTCTTTACCTAAGCTAAATGCATTGTTGCATCCGATAGTAGATTCACGTTTTAACAGGTTCCAATCAAAGTTACGCAACGAATCACCACCGCCTATAACAAAAACATCACGGCCTTTCCAAGTATCTGTAAGTCTCCAACGCGGCATCGTTATTTAGCTTTCTTAGCAACTTTCGCTGAATTAAGGTCTTGTTGCTGAATTGATTCAACTGTCACCATATTAATAGCAGCTTTTGTTACATCGTCTAGATCTTCAACTTCAGAAACAAACTTCGATGGAACCGGAATTACTGGTTGATCAGCACCCGGTTCTATCGAAGTCGGAGCAGACAGCCTAAGAAACTTACCCAGAAACATTTTGTCAAGCTCACGCTCAGTTTTGATAATATCTCCAGATTTATACTCTTGTGT